GTTGTCTTGGAAAACCAAGAAAGAGAACTGAAAGAGTCTCGCCAAATGTTGCAAGAAGCTGATATGTCTACAGGGTCAGCTATCTCCAATTGGGACCCAGTTCTTATTTCATTAGTCCGCCGTGCAATGCCAAGTCTCATTGCATACGATGTGTGCGGTGTCCAACCTATGAGTGGACCTACAGGACTTATTTTCGCTATGAAAGCGAGAATTGGTGGTGGAACTACAGGAGATACCGAAGTACTTCATGACGAAGCTAATACTTCTGGATCAAACTCCACATACGGCGCTAACCAAGCCGGATCAAACCCAGGCGCCTTGAATGGTGGAACAGCTCCTGCTACAACAGCAGCTGGTACACCAGACATTTATGGTGTAGACACTGCCGGTGACTACAACGTAAAGCCAGGTGACACTACAGCAAATGTAGAAGCCTATGGTGCATCGGGTGGAACTGCTTTCCAAGATATGGGATTTACCATCGAGAAAGCAACTGTAACTGCTAACTCACGTGCTTTGCGTGCCGGTTACACAATGGAACTCGCACAAGACCTGAAAGCTATTCATGGTCTGGATGCTGAGTCCGAGTTGTCCAACATTCTGAGTCAAGAGATTCTTCAGGAGATCAATCGTGAAGTTATCCGTACCATTTATTTGACTGCCGAAGCCGGTGCTCAAGGTACAGCCTCAGATGGAATCTTCAATCTTGATCTTGACTCTAATGGTCGATGGTCAGTTGAGAAGTTCAAAGGATTGCTTTTCCAAATCGAGAAAGATTGTAATGCAATCGGAATCAGAACTCGCCGAGGAAAAGGAAACATTCTGATGTGTTCCGCTGACACAGCATCTGCTCTGTCAATGGCCGGAGTACTTGATTATGCTCCTGCATTGTCAAGTAATTTGAATGTTGATCCTTCCCCAAGTGGAAACACTTTTGCCGGAACAATCAACGGACGAATTAAAGTCTATGTTGATCCTTATGCATCAGCTGTCGATGGTGCCAGTGATTGGTATGTTGCTGGATATCGTGGTGCATCTGCTTATGACGCTGGGTTGTTCTACTGCCCATACGTTCCATTGCAAATGGTTCGTGCCGTCTCTGAGGACACTTTCCAACCAAGGATTGCGTTCAAGACACGTTACGGAATGGCAGAAAATCCATTCGCAAAAGTCGGTTCAACTGGAGCTATCAGAACAGACTCCACACCTTTTGGTGTAGGTGACAACTGTTACTACAGGCGTGCCAAGGTTACAAATATCATGTAATCACATTTCTAAGAGGGGTGAGATTCCCCTCTTAGATCCCACCTAAATACTTGTATAGGTAAATTATGTCCAATACAAGTCAACCCACAACATACGATTATGCTTCTCCAAATCAATGGAGAATTAGGTTTGATCGTCTACCTCTAGTAACTTGGTTTTGTACAAATGCAAATATCCCAGGCATTACTCTAGGAGAGGCTCAGTTTCCTACGCCTATGTCAGATATGCCAATATCTGGTGACAAACTTACTTTTGACACTCTGAATATACAGTTTATTGTTGATGAAGAGTTGAAAAATTATAGAGAGATATGGGAGTGGTTGGTAGGTATTGGATTTCCCAAACAACATTCTCAATTTGCAAACATATTATCTGAAGGCCAGGTAAATGATAATTTTCCAGGCGCATCTAGACAAACTTATGCGAGTCAGGCTGGTGCTAATACCACTAAATCCGAAACAGCTATATATTCAGATGCAACAATGACATTTTATAATTCAAAGAATATCCCCAAGGTTGAAGTACACTTTAGAGATTTATTTCCTACAAGTTTGGGTGGTATAGATTTGATAGTTGATGCTGGAGATGTAGAATACATAAGAGTAGATGCATCTTTCAGATATATGTATTATGAGTTTAAAAATGCGACATAAATAGTTCTGAGTCGCTCAGACATATTTTTGATTAAATAGTCCACTCGATTCATGTGCGACAACATACTTGGGTGCTTTGGGCGACTCACCTTTGATGATTTATTATGACCCTATCTGAAATACAAGAAAAAGTAAAAAGAGATCTCAAGATCAATGATATGGAGTTGGATATTGAGTCTTTACGTATCCCCTCACTACACTCCAAATATCTTCAACTTCTTACAGAACATTCTCTTCTTCTCAAAAAGACTCAAGGTGATCTTGCAGTCCTCAAAAGAAATAAATGGATCTACTATACTGGTAAGGCTTCAGAGGATGTCTATAAAGAGAAAGGAGATTTTCCACTCAAACTAAAAACCAAAGACGAAGAACGTACTTTCATTGAGGCTGATGATGAAATCAGAGAACTCAAAGGAAAGGTAGATTACTATGAGACTGTAGTAGAATATCTTCAAGAGGTTGTAAAATCTGTTTCAAACCGATCTTTCCAAATCAAAAATGCAATTGAGTGGAGAAAGTTTGAAGCTGGAGTCTGATATCATTCTTCATAAAAAGAATGATGTTTTCTTCCAAGTGGAGTGTGAAAGAAGTATTGCACGAGAACTGAATGATTTTTTCAGTTTTGATGTCCCAGAAGCCAAGTTCATGCCAGCATATAAGAACAGGGTTTGGGATGGTAAAATAAGACTGTTTGATACAAGGACCAATCAAATTTACAGTGGGTTGTATTCTTATATCAGAGATTTTGCAGAAAAAAGGTCTTACTCAATAACAGGTGGTTATTTTTCACCACTTTCAATTTACAGAGAAAATGTCGAATCTTTTATCTCAACCTTGGGACTACCTCACGAAGTTAGAGATTACCAAGTGGATGCCGTGCATCATTGTATACGATCTGGCCGCAGCCTCCTTGTTAGTCCTACTGCATCTGGTAAGTCACTCATCATATACATTCTGATACGATACTATTGTAAGTTACTAGAAGGAACTGGTGGTTGTGTGTTACTACTCGTTCCTACAACTTCTCTGGTTGAACAGATGTTCTCAGACTTCAAAGAATATGGATGGAACGCTGAGTATTATTGTCATCGCATATATGCAGGAAAAGAAAAGGAATCACCAAAGTATTGTTACATATCAACATGGCAGTCTTTGTATCAACAACCAAAATCCTACTTCAAAAGATTCGCCGTAATTTTTGGTGATGAGGCTCATACTTTCAAGGCTGACTCACTCAAGAAGATCATGCATAAAACTACAGAGTGTGAGTACAAGTATGGTCTGACAGGAACTTTAGATGGTACACAGTGCCACAGATTGGTTCTAGAGGGGTTATTTGGACCCGTAAAACAGGTTACGACCACTAGACAACTTATTGATAATAAACAACTTTCTGACATAAAAGTGCATGGAATTGTCTTGACTTATCCAAAAGAAGAGTGTATAATACGTAAATATCAAGATGAAATTAAGTACATTACCCAGCACACTAAGAGAAATAATTTGATAAAGAACTTGAGCTTGGATCAGAAAGGTAACACACTCATCCTTTTTTCGTTGATAAAACATGGAGAGTTATTATATAACATGATAAAGGAGAAGACCAATGATGTTCACTTGGTTTACGGAGCTACAGATACAGAAACAAGAGAGGGAGTACGAAGACTTACGGAAGAGTCTGAGGGAAGAATTCTTGTCGCCAGTTTCGGTGTATTCAGTACTGGCGTCAATATTAGGAATCTTCATAACATCATTTTCGCTAGTCCTTATAAGTCTCGTATTAGGAATCTACAATCAATAGGTAGGGGGTTAAGATTGCATGATAGTAAGGTTGCGGCCAATCTTTATGACATAGCTGATGATTTCGATAATAAGAATCATACGATTAAACACTTTGTCGAAAGGATTAACATCTATAATCAAGAGGAGTTTGACTATAAGCTACATAAGGTACAAATGTAACTTGAACCCAGACATGCTTATTATAGGTAATAAAATTCAAACAGTCAAGACAAAAATAAATGTCTTGACATTTTCAATCAAAAGGAGTATATTATGAGTAACACTGACAAAAAGAAACATTATGTTGATAACAAAGAATTCCTTGCAGCCATGCTGGAATGGAAGAAAGAGGTCAACGATGCAGAAGAAGAGGGTGATGTTATACCACCCATACCTGAGTACATAGGTGAATGCTTCTACAAAATTGCAACTCATTTGTCTTATCGGCCTAATTTTATTAATTACACCTATCGTGAGGAGATGATTGGAGATGGTATAGAAAACTGCATACAATACGCAAAGAATTTTAATCCAGATAAATCTAAGAATCCATTTGCTTATTTTACTCAAATAATCTATTATGCATTTCTTAGAAGGATTACCAAAGAAAAGAAGCAACAATCTATCAAACAGAAGATTATTGATAA